AGAACACCGGCGCGCCTCCCAGCGCCGCTTGAATCAGCGGCCCGTATCGTGGTTCCTGTGCCGGTTCATTCCAGTTCATCAGATAAGTTCGCAGCTCAAACGTCGTCTCCAGCCGCGTGCGCGCAGAAAGCCCGAGGAAGCTGCGGCTGCCCGTCTTGTCCCGCCGCTGTGCGCCGGCGGGGCGTTGCCTCACCGCCAGTTTCACCGCGGGGATCCGGTTCTCGCTGCTGATCGCCGGCGCCTCGCCGTATGCAGATTCAGCCGCCACATAAAACCGGTTGTTGGTGGATGCTATGTAGCAGGACATATCTCATTTCGCTCGCTTCGTTCAGGATTCGCCCCTCAACCGAGGCTGATGTCAACGTCAAAGGTCACCTTCGCCGTCTGGACGAAGTTCTTACCCCCGTGCCGGATCCCGTTGAAGGTTACTTCATACCCTCCTCCGTAGAACATTCCCGCACCCCAATTCCCTCGGTGCGTGTCCAGCACGTCTGTCACCGCCTCTACGTACAGTTCCAGCCTTCGCTGAATCTCCTCCAGGCGGTCTTGCGACACCCGAACATCCACCACCATCCTCGCCTTCCCCGAAAAGGTTCGGAACTTCTCCGTCTGAAGGTTAGACAGCTTCTCGCAGTAAACGTAAACCGATGGATACTTCGCCCCGGCGCTCCGCTCAGCGGTTTCGAAGCCGATGTTCTGGACCACCACCTGCTCGGGCTCCAGACTCTCCAGCTTCACGTCAGCCCGGTTCGCCGCTGCCGCGATGCTGAAGGTCAAACCAGTTTGTCCCTTCAGCATTTCCGCAATCTGTCTTGTAGCTGCGCTGCTGGCTTGAGCCACTTTCTAACCCCTTTGCAGAACCCGCCGCTGCGTTAGAAAGTAGGACGCTGCCTGACCTTCGCCCGCTGGATCACCGTCCGTGCTCGGCGGGTCCGCCAGTTGCCAGCTTGCCCCCGGAGCCATCGGCTCGCCGTTCTGCCTTCGTGTTTCGCCCGCCGACGGACCGACGTACACGTTCCATCCTGTCGCGTTCCCCGGTGGATTCACTGCCTCTACCACCAGACTCGATCCGTCAGGTACCGCCAGGTTCGCCGGATCGCTCGGGCAGCCTTCCTCCCCCGCCGCGCTTGTCCACGCCACCCGAATCCAGTAAGTGCCGCCCGCCAGACTCCCGACGCCGGCGATCACCCTCGGTAGCGCTGCCTTTGGTATCGGACTTTGCGCGATCCCGATGCCCGATTCCAGCAGCTTGCCCCACGCCCATTGGGCGAGTTTCAGGTACTCCTTCCATTTCCCCAGGTAGCGATCGTTCAAGTGGCTGTTGTAAGCATCGCGGTAGGCCAGCGCCAGCGTTTGAAATACGTGCCATTGGCGGAGCGGCCGCGTTACAACCACGTCGCCCAGCCCTTGTCGCTCATACCGCTGGCGCAGAAGCGCTCCGAGTTCTGTCTCCAGTTCCTGTTGGGCTAGTGCCAGCTTCTTCGATAGGTCGATCCGCTCAGTACTGGCCACCTCGAAGATCGAGCTCTCGTAGGCGCGCAAGTCTTCCAGGTTCGAAATGCTCCCGTCCGTGAACAACGCCATGTTGACTCCCTTGATCGCCCCCTCGGCCGTGTCCGCCTTTAAAGACGTTGCCTCTGTTAACAACCGCTCCTCGCTACGCCGGCTTCGCTGTCTTCGGAACGTTCGCTCCGCTCTTCCGCGCTTCCGTTTCTGACACCACCACGACCTGTACCCGGTGGGCCGCCGCCTCCCGCGCTGCCTTCCGCTGTGCCTCCGCTGCTTCCGCCCGGAATGCCGCCGCCTCCTCCTCCGTGCTCAACCGCGCGCTCCCGTCCATGATCATCCTCGCGGCGATTCGTCGCGGCGTTTCCGTCAGTACTCCGGCTCTGCCCCCGTCCGGCGTCTCCTTGCTCACCACCACCACGTACGGGTCGGGAACCGTCGACTCGATCTCTCTCAACTTCCGGTAGTACGTTTTCAGCTCCATGCCCTTCCTCGCTCCATTGCCGTCCCTCTGCTGCCTGTACAACGGTGACAGGCTTCGCTGTCCCAAGCCGCGCTGACGCGCGCCCATCTACCCCCGGTCCCCGGCACGTGGACAGCGTTGCCTGTCACCCTGGTTTTCAGCGCCCTGCTAGACTGGCTAGCTGTTCACCTGCACCCCGAAGTTGTTCCGAAGCACTCCGGCGCCGTACAGCACGTCCACCGTGAACTGCTGTGCCAGCGTGTTCGGCTGGTAGCTCATCACTACTCGCATTCCGAAGTTGCCCACTTCGGCGTAGTCCGCGAGCGCTCCAGTCCCCGGCAGCGGCTGCGGCAGCCGGCGAACCACTAGTCCCAGCGCGCTCCGCGCAAACGCCAGATTGTGCGTTGTCGCCGGAGCGCTCCCGGTCTTCTGCACGAACTGCGACCGGAACACGTAGAAGTCTTTGATCTTCCCCACCGTCCCGTCCACCAGCGCTCGCAGACCGGCTTCTCCGGCCGTCTGGTATTCGCTGAACCGCTGGATCTGCCTCAACTGCGAATACGTGGCCGCGTCCACAACCAGGTACTTCGGCTCACTCGCGGGCACTTTGGCCTGGAACAGCGCCGTTTCCGCCGCGTCGATCGCCGCCTCCGTGATCGCGCTTCCCGGAGTCCCGACGGGCGTGTTCGCCGTGAAGCTCGCGTACAGGCTCAGCAAGTCTGATTCGATCTTCTCCGCCAGGGCCGCCAGCGCCGGCTGCATGTACAGCCTCAGCAGCTCCGGCACCGCCAGGATCTTCGTCACGTCCGGCACCTGGAATGTCGCCTCCGCGTGCGTGTTGAGCACGATCTGTGCGTTGCCCAGACTCGGATTCTGCGTCTGAACGCTGCCTCCTTCCGCCAGGTTGTTCGCTACCAGGGTCGGTGGAATGGCCACGTTCACCGTGTCTCCTGCCTGGGCTAGCGTGGGCTCGAAATCGCGATTCACAAGGTTACCCATGACAAGGTTACCCATCAGGGCGGGTAAGGCATCCACCGCCACTAACTTGACGATCGCGTTCGCCACGTTTGCCGATGTTATTGCTGGCATTGACTCCTTCTCTTCCTCCTTCTTCCGCCTCTGAGGGCGTCGAGTTCGGCACTGCGCCGTTCACCCCGCAATCAATCCCTGTACAGGGTCTGCGAGGCAATCCGCGCAATCTCCCGCCGGGCGCGCTCCAACTCCTCCGTGCTCATGCCCGGCTTGATCTTGTGTAGCTCCACCGCCGCTTCCTCCGGCGGTGTCTTGGCTGCCGTCGCGCCCGAGCCGCCAAGGTTCCTCGCTGGGAGCAACTCTGGGTTGTCGTTCACGAACTGAGTCAGGTATTCTCTCAGTGCCACCATTCCTTGTTCGCCCCGTGCGATGTAGCTTCCGTCCTCACCTCGCTGCACGTCATCCTTCACCGCCCGGAAGGCTAGCTCGATCTTTGTCACCCCGAGCCGCTGAAGCTCCGCCCTGATCGCCGCTTGCCGCTGGGCCTCGTCCGCTGCCCGCCGGTTCCGGCTGTTCTCTTCGATCACCTCGTTCAGCCGCCGCTCGAGCTGCTCTCTTCGCTTCCGCTCCTCCAGTAACTCGGCCTTGTAGGCTGGTTCGGCCTTCAACGCCTCTCCTTTCAGGTATTCTTCGATCACTTCCCGGATGAAGCCTCTCGCGTCGGAGCCGGCCGCCGTGCTGTTCGCCTCTTCCCGTTTCTCACCCATGATTCTTCGCTCCTTCCTTCAAACCCTTCTCTCCTCTCGATCCCTTCGCTCGCGCGGGTGTCGAAGACCGGTGGCTGGCTTCGCTGTCCCAAGCGTCGTTTGCGCGTGGACAGCGTTGCCTGTCACCGGTCTTCGCTCGGCTGCTCCATCAACGCAACGGAGGCGCCTGAGCATTGCTCTCACACCATTCGTCGATCTCTCTCGAGATCTGGTCCTTTACCTCTTGCCTCACGTCGCACAGGTACTTTAGGCTTAGTTTCTTGATCACCTGCTTCTTCAGCGTCATCGAGCCGGTTCCTAATCCTAATAGCTTCACCGCATCCTCCAGCTCACTGCTGAAGTCGCCGATGTCGAACTCGTCCAGTCCCGACACATCGATCTTCAGCCCGTCCCCTCGCGCCGCCTCGATCGCACGCAGGATCCGCTTCATCGTGTCCTTCACCGTGTCCCCGTAAGCCCGCAGCACTTCTTGCGTGATTGTGAAGTCCCTCTGCTTGCTCAGGCCCGATTGCGGCGCTGACCCCGAAAACGCCCCGCCCGCCTGCGTCAACAGATAGCAGACGCGGTAGATCTCGTTCTTCAATCGCTCCAGGTTCTCGGCCGCGATTTGGAATACCCGCCCTTCCGGCTCTGTCCAGCCAAACTTGTCCTCTGGCCCAAGCTGGATGTAGTACGACTCGCCCACAATCTGGTTCCATTCGCGGTCCGTGTATACCACCGGTGATGCGAACAGTCCCATCGTCAGCGCCCACGCCAGCGCATTGGACTTGTTGAAGTGCTCCAGTTGTAGCAGGCCGGCTTTGTTCGCCAGCCACAGCCCCTCGCTCACCCTCAGCTCAAACATCGGAACCCTCTTCAGGTCGGCCAGCCCGTGCCTTCCTTCATCGATGAGCTGCGGGGCCGTTCCCTTGTCATCCGACCCTTCCAGTAGCCGGTAAGATCGGTAACGCTCCTTGTCGTAATACGTCCAGCGCGTCTCTGTCGCCCATACAGATCCCTCCGAACCTTTCCGCCGAAGGTTCTTCGTCCGCACGACGATCCATTCCCAGTTACCCCTTTCGTCCTCGCTCCAG